CCGCGCCTGGGCGGATCTGGTCATCAACCAGGTTTCGGCCTTCCCCAAGGGGCGCCACGACGACCTGGTGGATACGGTGTCGATGGGGTTGCGCCACCTGCGTGATTTGGGTCTTCTGACGCGGAGCGCCGAGCGGTCGCGGGACGTCGAGGCGGCGAAACAGTACCAGGGCGCGCCGCCTCCGCCCTTATATCCGGTTTGAGGGGATTATGAGCCGAGTTCTAGCTAACGCCGTTGTCGATGTTTTGCGCGAGCCTGTGCCGGCTGGGCTGGGGCAGTTCCGGGTCGAGGTCTGGGGCAAGGAGCCCCACGATTATGCGCGCGTCTATACCATTGACGCAAAATCCGATACTCTCGCGGCTCAAGAGGGGCTTCGGCGGTTTGTCGAAGAGATTGAGACGCTTCTATCGAAAAGGGATTAACCGATGCCGGTGCCTGGCCTGATGCCCAACCTCCGCCTTCTTGGCGATGCGGAACCGCCGGCGGTCCCGACTGAAGATGTGATTGTCGAAGCGGTCGAGGGCGAGGACAAGCCCGAGATGGACGGCGAAGGCAACATTATGGAGATCGAACACGGCGACGGTTCGATCTCTATTTCGTTGGATGGTATGCCGATTGAGCCAGGCGCTGGTCGATCTCGTGGCGGCTGGTTTGATAACCTGGTCGAAGACATTGACCAACAAACGCTGGCGACGATTGCCGACGATCTGCTGCGCGGGATTGGCGACGACCAGTCGAGCCGCAAGGATTGGGTCGAGGCGCGCACGAAGGGCCTCCAGCTTCTCGGTCTCCAGTTAGAAGTGCCTGGCCTCCAAGGCGCAAGCGACGGCGCGCCGGTCGAAGGTATGTCGAAGGTTCGCCATCCGCTGCTGCTGGAGGCGGTGCTCCGGTTCCAGGCGAACGCTCGCTCTGAGTTGCTGCCGACTGATGGCCCGGTGAAGGTGCGCGACGACAGCACGAAGATCGACTCGACCGTTCAGAACGACCTGGCTGATGCGCTTGAGAAGGATCTCAACCATTACCTGACGACGACGGCGAGCGAATATTATCCCGACACTGATCGGATGCTGCTGATGCTCGGATTCGGCGGCACGGCGTTCAAGAAAGTCTATTTCTGCCCGCTGCGTAATCGGCCGATCAGCGAAAGCGTCGATGCCGACGACATGATCGTGAACAACGCGGCGACTGATCTGCGCAATGCGAAGCGCATCACGCACCGGACGTACATGAAGCCGAGCACGTTGAAGCGGCTCCAGATCCTTGGCGTCTATCGTGACATTGATCTTCCAACGCCCTCGGCTCCTGAATTGGATGCGGTGCAGCGCGAGAAGCGAGCCATCCAGGGCGTCAAGCCTGACTCGATGAATCCGGAAGATCGCGTCCGCGAGATCTACGAGGTTTATTGCGAGCTCGACGTTCCTGGCTTTGAGCACAAGTACAAGGGCAAGGTGACTGGCCTTGAGATCCCGTACCGCGTAACGATTGACGTTAGCTCGAAGGAAGTTCTGAGCATCGTCCGCAACTACGACGAAGATGACTCGGAGCTGCCGGAAGCGCGCATAAACTTCGTGAAGTATACGTTCGTTCCGGGGCTCGGGTTCTATGACATTGGCCTTTTGCACATTCTGGGCAACACGACTAACGCTATCACTGCTGCGTGGCGTGAGCTTCTTGACGCTGGTATGTATGCCAACTTCCCTGGCTTCCTCATGGCCGACACTGGGGCGCGTCAGAACACGAATATCTTTCGTATTCCTCCAGGCGGAGGCTCGCTTGTTAAAACGGGTGGTATGTCTCTGAGGGACGCCCTAATGCCGCTGCCGTACAAGGAACCGAGCGGCGCGTTGATTAACCTGGTTAACAACATGGCCGAAACCGGGATGCGGATCGGCGGAACGAGCGAGCAGCAAGTGGGCGAGGGGCGCGCTGATGCGCCTGTCGGCACGACGCTGGCGATGATTGAGCAGGCGACGAAGGTTCTCAACGCAGTCCATAAGCGCCTTCACGCCGCGCAAGCGGAAGAGTTCCAGTTGCTTGTGCGCGAGTTCCGCGAGCACCCCGAGAGCTTCTGGCAACGGTGCCGCCGTCCGGCGCGGCAGTGGGACGAGGGCACGTTCCTGCAGGCGCTGGATGATTGCGAGCTGGTGCCGCAGGCGGATCCAAACACAGCAAGCCATTCGCAGCGCGTGATGAAGGTGATGGCTGTTAAGCAGCTTCAGTCCGCCAGCCCGCAGCTTTATAATCCGATTGCTGTGGACTCGGCCGTTCTTCAGGCGATGGGTTGGAACAATCCAGATCAGTTCTTTAAGCCGGCTGCGGAGCGGAGCCAAATGCCGCCTGAGATGCAGGCTGCGGTTGGCGAGCTGATGATCCGCAAGCAAGAGGCGGACACGAAGCAACAGTTGGCGATGGCTAAGATCGCGGAGACGCAGGCGAAGGTCGGCCAGGGTGGCGGTGGTGGTCCTGGCGGCTTGCCGCTTGATAAGGTTGCCGAGCTGGCGCTGAAGAAGCAGGAGCTTGATCTCAAGGCAAAGGAGATCGACGCTCGGATGCTGAACGACCAGGCGAAGGTCGCGAACGACCAGGCGAAGATGAACATGGAAATGGCTCGCGCCGCGCGGGAGCAGAACCCTGGGGCTGATCCGGCTCAGATGATGGATCTGCGGCTGCGCGAGATGGAGCTGATGCAGAAGGCGCAGGATAATGTGCTGGATGCTGTAAACCGCAAGCGAGATCGCGAGAGCCGCGAGCGGTTGGCGGCCGTGCGGTTGGCTGAGAACATGGCGAAGAACCCGGCCGGCGTTCCGGTTGTGAACGAAATCCTTGATCCTGAGATGGTCAATCGCCTTGAGTCCAATGAGCCCCCGCTGCCTGGCGGTCAGAAGACGGAGGAATAAATGCTTGATCGGGAGGCCGCCAACGCTATCCGTCTCGCCCGTCAGATGATGCAGGAGGGCGGGGAGGTCGAGTATTCGGACCCGTATGAAGAGCGTGCCGACGATCTGGCTATTGAAAAGGCGCAAGCCGCCTACGATCCGAACGTCAATGCCGTTCCTGCCCGCGATTTTACATTGGGCTCCGGCCAGTCGTTTGTCCCGACGTCTGCGCCCGATCCGTATGAAGAGCGCGCTGGGCAGTCGATTGATTATGTGCGGCCGGCCCCCGATCCGTATGAAGAGCGGCCGAAAGATACACTGGCTGATCGAGCGCTGCGCGTTGTGTCTTCGCAGCCACAGCCGGCGGCTGCGCCTCGCCCTGCCGCGCCGGCCCCGGCCAAAGCGCCTGCGCAGCAACCCGGTTTCTCAGATCGTCTATTTAGCGGGCCGCAATATCAATCGACCGGCCAGAAGGTCGTTGACAACGGTCAGGTTAACTGGGGCGATTCGCAAAACGCGGCTGATTTCTTCCGGGCCGACAAGGCGATGCAAGAGGCGCTGAAAAAGGCGTCGGCCGCTTCGCCCGCGCCTGCGCCGGTTCCTGCCGCACGACAGCAAGTCATGGGCTACGCTCGGCCGGTGCTTGAGCAGCGCTCGCCAGCGATGGCCGCGATTGATCGTCAGACTGCGAGCGAAGCGGGCCGCCCGTTTTTCGACATTCCATTTCTGGCCGGCGATTTGAGCAAAGGTTCGACTTATGCTCGCGCGGCGGAGCCCCTCCAGAATGTCAGCGGCATCGTCTTCCATCACACTGCCGGGCGCGGGCGTCCTGAGGACATTGTGAACGTCTTGAACCAGCGCGGTCTGGGCGTTCAATTCATCATGGATCGGGACGGGTCGATCTACCAGGCGTTGCCTAACGGCTCGCGTGGCGCGCATATGCGTCCCAGCCAGGTCGTGCCGCTTGATAATTCCAATGCCATTGGCGTTGAGATGATCGCGCGCGACAACGACGACGTGACGCCTGAGCAGGTGGCTGCTGCGCGCAATTTGTTCGATACGCTGCGTAAGCAATATCCTGATCTCCAGCCCTGGGGGCATGGCGAAGTCAATTCTCACAAGATGAGCACCGAAGGCATGGCGGCCGTTAGCGCCATCCGTTCGGCGTATGACATTCAGCCAAAGTTTCAGAACGTGCAGCGTGCGGCTCCGCCGATGGGAGCGAGGACGCTGCGGGGCTATCAG